CGCCAGAGATCGTCATCCTGGCCGCCGGCACGAATATCTTGCCTGAAATGAGCCAGTCCTCCATCAACAACTTGCTGAAGATTCTCTATGATTAAACTGTTCGCACGCCCCTTCCCTGAGTGGACGCTGCCAGGGGACTGGACCCAGATCACCCTGGAGGGGGATGATGAGGAAGTAATCGCGACCGTGATGGTCGCGCATCTGCTTATGACCAGGCACGAAGTGATAACGGATGTAGATAGTGACGCACTTGAACCCGGAGGGTATGATGAAGAGACCTAACATTATCCCTTCGCAGCAGTTGAATGTCGCACTGCCCCTGCCGTTGTATATGCAGTTAAGCGCGCATCTTTATTCAGAACTTGAAGGCCGCGTTCCGCACGGAGCGTACTCGAGGTTTCTGATCGAATTGCTCCGGGCGCGGTTTAGTGAAGGGGCGTTGGATCTGGCTCCGTGGCTTGGCTCGCCGGCGGGAGCGTTTGTGGTCAGCGGACCAGCGGAAACGCTAATGGCACTGAAGGAGAAACTGTCATGAACAGTCCCGTACCGTTTGAGTTGCAGTCGAAGATCGCCAGCTGGCGCCTGCGGGCCGCCGAGGGGACATTGACGCTGGATGAGATGCGCGAGGCCGTGACGTATCTGCGGGCTGGCCGCGTGAGTGCTGCGTCGGCGGCCCAGGCAGCTAAACGCTCCGCATCGAAGCGCTCCGCTCCACCGCCGGCTGATGACATGCTCGGGGAGCTAGGGGATCTGTAAAGAATCCGTGCCAGGCGGTTTCCTGGTGAGATAGTAAGGAGAGTGAGATGAACGCTAGTGTTATGCTGCATACGATTAAAGAAGTTCGCCGGCAAGATTTCCTACACCTAGACTTCCGGTCAACTCGTTATAGCTTTATTGATGTCAGCGGGAATTGTTTTGAAGTAACGGTTTTCGGGGAACGCGGGGAGGGAGAGGGGGATGGGGAAGCAGTTCCTTTCATCACCCTTGCGGATAAAGACTATCGGGTGACAGCAGCATGAGCCGCCCGCCCTTCCCTACAGTGCTCGACAGCACTACTATGGCGGCGTTCAAAAGCTGCCCGCAAAAAGCCTACCTTGAGTTTATCCAACACTGGAAGCTTAAGGATCAATCCGTCCACCTCCACGCGGGAGCGAGTTATGCCACTGGAATCGAAGCTGCTAGAGTCGCTTACTACATTGACGGCAGGGGAGCGGGGGAGTCTGTTGCCCTGGGTGTCGGTGCATTACTGCGAGCATATGGAGATTTCCAGTGTCCTCCAGAATCTCCAAAGAGCGCAGAGCGTACAGCTGGCGCCCTGGAGTACTACTTCAGCCACTATCGACTCGGGGAGGACCGGGCCATACCGATGAAGCTGCCGGGGGGCAAGCGCGGGATTGAGTTCTCGTTCCTTGAGCCCCTGGATCTGACGCATCCGGAGACGGGAGATCCATTGCTTTACTCCGGGCGCATGGATATGATGTGTGAGTATGAAGGGATGCACCTTGGTGAAGACGACAAAACGGCCTCGCAACTCGGGGCAAGCTGGCCGCGGCAGTGGGATCTACGTTCCCAGTTTACGGGCTATGTCTGGGGAGCTGCACGAGCAGGCATCAAACTCGATGGATTCCTGGTACGAGGGGTATCCATACTCAAAACGAAATATGACACGCTCCAAGCGATCACCTACAGGCCGGCGTGGATGATTGAGCGCTGGCATGAACAGCTACTGCGAGACATCAAGCGGATGATCGCGGCGTGGGACAGCGGGTACTGGGACTACAATCTCGATCATGCTTGTGCGGAGTACGGCGGCTGTCCCTTCCGGGCCGTGTGCCAGATGCGCGATCCAGCGCCCTTGCTGGAGCAGCAATTCCAACGCCGACGCTGGGACCCAGTGGCCAGAACCGAAACGGTGCTGGAGTGAAAGCGTGGCCCTGCAACATTTCTTCCTCCGGGGTGCTTACCTGGGGAATCGGGAGATCCCTGATCTGCGAGTCGTGCCCGGGCTGGAGGTTCGCTGGCAGCATTCTCACGTCTTGTATTGCGGGAGATGCGGAGAGATCTGGGCCCGGTTCGCTCACGACGGAGCGGAATATACGCAGCTTGAGCAGCGAGCTTGTGCGGAGCACGGAGACGGGCGGCTGAGTGGGTATCCAACCTGGTTTGACCTGCCGACGCGCTTCGAGCCTGACTGGCCGCCGGCAGCAATCGAGTACGAGTTTAAGAGGTTAATGGAACTAACGGAGGAAGTATGACGGATGTACTAACCCCAGCAACGCTGGTGACGAAGGACAAGCAACATTTGATAGGGCCGAAGATCTGCCTGATGGGACTCGGCGGCACCGGGAAGACGTATGCGATAGGCACCCTGTGTGACTGGGCAGATCGCAACGGGTTTGAGGTGGCGATCTTGTTCACGGAGAATGGCCTGGAGACCTTGCTCGGCTACTTCCGCGACCACGGACGGGAGCCGCCGGCGGGTGTCTACTGGCACCAGCAATCCACCAAGCCCATCTCCCTTGCATCCCTGATGAACACCGCGGATAATGTCGGCAAACTGAGCTACGAGGCCCTGGCCAAGTCCGTGGACAGCAATCGCGGCGGAGAGAATAATGCGTTCTTCAAGATACTTAAGTCATGCAGTAACTTCGTGGATGATAGGACTGGGAAGGCCCTGGGTCCAATTGATGCCTTTGGGCTCAAGCGGATCTTTGTAATGGACTCGCTGACGGAGACCAGCAACGCTGCGATGAAGATGCAAATCGGTTCGCGGCCAATGGCCAGCCCAGGGGACTATGGAGTCGCGCAGAATAATCTGATGAACTTCCTTCGCCTGTGTACTCAAGGGATGGATTGTCCGTTTATTATGACGGCTCATGTAGACCGGGAGACGGATGCCATCACCCAGTCCACCAAGATCATGATCAAGGCGATTGGGAAGGCTCTGGCGACGGAGATCCCGACACTGTTCAGCGACATCATCTACACGACCCGCGAAGGGGATAAGTTCTGGTGGGACACCGCAGCGTACGGAGTAGATACCAAGACCCGAAGCCTTGGCTATCGTAGCAAAATCACTCCGGACTTTGCGCAGATCATGGATGTCTGGGCTAAGCGAGCAGGGGGACTGGTATGAGCCGCCGATCTTACGTTACACTCACGCTGAGTGTCCAAATCCCCGTTCCTCCGGGCAAGACTCAGAAAGAAACCGTGGACTGGGTAACGAATAAACTTAATCAATCCGACGCTTTCTTCAGCACCTTCGCCAAGGGCATCATTGTCAAGCTCGTCGGCCGGGCAACTACCTATCTATGAACAACAACGCGTCCGGGAGCTGCGTCTAAACGCTCCCACTTTCGCAACCTTAGGAGTTATACCTATGACCAGTGCTTTTGATCCCAATGTATTCCTTGACGCCCAGGTTAATGAAGCAAATGAGAAACGGCCGCCGTTGCCGACGGAAAACCCGGAGGATGCTAATGGCATGTACCTGGCAGTGATCGGGGAAATCAAAACCGACTCCGGTACCATTGGCAAGGGAGATCGGACGGGGCAACCTTGGGCCTCGATGCTGATTCCCCTGCGGATTCAAGTCCCTCCGGTGGTGCAGGCCCTTGGTCTTCCTCCAGAACTGACTATTACTGACCGGGCCTTTCTTGACCTGACACCCCAGGGCAGCTTGGATAACGGTAAGGGGAAGAACCGGCGGCAGAAGGACTACCGGGATGCTACCGGGCAGAACGTGGCAGGTGTCCCCTGGGCCTGGCGGATGCTGCAGGGCCGGACGGTTAAGGTCAAGATCAACCATGAGTTGTACAATGACCAGATCCAGGAACGTCCTGGCGCCGTGCTTCCGGGTTGATTTGCAGTTGACCCTTCGGGACCGGAGTTAGCGCTCCGGTCCTCTTTTTGCTTGCTCGAGGAAATGCTTGATGAAACTAATCCACGTTGATGCAGTGAGGACAGCGCCAGATCGCCAGCGGCGGCTGTTTGATGAAGGGAAGCTGAGAGAGTTCAGTGACATCATAGAGCAGCAAGGGTTGCTGCATCCGATTATCCTGAGGATCGTGGGGGAGGAATACATCCTGGTCGCCGGCGAGCGGCGGCTGCGGGCTATCCGGGATCTTTATGAGCTAGGGCGGAAGTTCCGACATGACGGGCAAGATGTTACTCCAGGCTCAGTCCCTTATACGTTGCTGAGTGACCTTGACCCCCTGGCGGCGGAGGAAGCGGAGCTGAGCGAGAACATCCACCGGGAGGCGTTGACCTGGCAGGAACGGGCGGCGGCCCACAGTCGCCTGGCGGCACTGCGGACTGCCCAGGCTCTTGCCACTGGTGCTCCAGCGCCCCGGGTGGCGGACATCTCTCTCGAAGTCCGCGGCAGTGCGGAAGGAGTTAATCAAGAAACCACCCGCCGGGAGTTGATTGTTGCTAAGCACCTAGGCAACCCGGCGATCAAGGCCGCCAAGACAGTTGATGAGGCATTCAAGATCCTTCGCAAAGAGGAAGTTGCGACGAAGCATCGGGAGCTGGGGGCCGCCGTGGGCAAGGTCTTCACTGCCGACTACCACCAGGCGGTTAATGCAGACTGCCTAACCTGGATGGCGAAGGCCGAAGCAGGCCAGTTCGACTGCATCCTCACCGATCCCCCTTATGGGATGGGGGCGGACGAGTTCGGGGACTCGGGCGGGCTGGCAGCTGGTGCTCACAGCTACGAGGATTCACTTGACACTTTCCTTGAGCTAGCTCCGATCCTGGCCCATCAATCTTTCCGTCTGGCTAAGACCCAGGCACATCTCTACTGCTTCTGCGACATTGATCAGTTCGCTACGCTCAAACAAGAATTCAACATCGCCGGCTGGTACGTGTTTCGTACTCCGCTAATCTGGTACAAGCGCAGCGGTATGCGGGCACCCTGGCCAGAATGGGGACCGCAGCGGAAGTATGAGACGATCCTCTACGCCATCAAGGGCCGCCGACCCGTCC